GATTGGTACGTTGAACTCAACTGCAAGTCCCCGTAATTCTTCAGCAATTGCTTTAATATACGAATATGAATTGACAGAAAGGTTTGACTTATACCTGCTGGAAGCACAAATATTAAGGTAATCAATGAAAATAATATCAGGTCTAAATGACTTCTTAAGTGCAAGTTCATTAAGAAGTGATTTGAAGTGACCACTGTGTGCTGATGCAGTAGGATATTCTTTAATTATAAGAGTACCTTGCGTCTTCTTTGCCAGATTTGTAACTTTAGTTTCAAACATTTGGCGAGGAAGTTCAATCAATTGTTGGATTGGAACATTCAGAAGGTTTGCATCAATACGTTCAGCAATTTTCTCCTCTGCCATCTCCAGTGTAATGTAAAGTACATTACGTCCGTCAAGCACACAGGAGCTAGCCATATGACACATGAAAAGAGACTTACCAACACCTGTCCCAGCAAGAGCGATATTAAGAGTCTTGTTAGGAAGACCACCTTTTGTAATTTTGTTAAAATATTCCAAATCAAAGGGGATACGATTTTCTTTCTTGTGGTAAGACTCATATCGTTCTTCATAATCTTGTAAGTAATCATGCCCAATATGATTGTCAAAAGATACTGCTAAAGCATTTGAGAGAATGCTAGGAATAGCATCTCTATTTTTCTTTTCATCATTACCATCTGCAATATGGATTGATTCCATAAGAGCAAGATAAATCGCACGATCACGACACCATTTTTCAGTGGTGTCTAACAACCACCTTTCGTCTACAATAGAATTATGAAGTGATTTAGAAATTTCTCTGATTTCTTTTACTTCACTATCTGATAAATCTGTACGGTTCTCAATCTCAATATTGAGTGCTTCAATTGTAATAGAAGATCCGTATTTTACAATAAAATTTACAACTTCTTGAAAAACTACTTTTTCTGTTCTTTGTTCAAAATAATTTGGTTGAATGAAAGGAATTACTTTCCTAGAATAGTTTTCATTAAATACAAGGTTTCGCAGAATAGTAGTTTCAATTCGTTCCATAAGAGAATTCTTTTTTGGCAATTTCGTCAAGTTTTTGCATCACTTCTTCGGTAAAGTATTCCTCTGGATTTGCAAGGATTTGTTTACCATAGATTTTTTTACCATCCATCTCATAACGACCTGCTACATTTTTCCAGAGTCCACCAATCTCACCGAGTTCAAGAAGACCATAATATCGGTCAAGACCACGATGATCATAATAAAGGCGTACTTCAACATCTTTATTTTCTTTACTTAAACGTGATTTAGCAGTTTTTGCTTTAATGATATTTCCAATAATTTCTGTTCCGTCTTTTTCTTTTTTCTTGGAAAGATAGATGATACTAGAAGCAGCATATTTGAGACCACTTCCGCCACCCATTTCTTTTGTGGGAACATAAGCACCGATCACATCATATGTGTGATTAGTTACAATCATAGGAATTTTTGCCTGCCCTAACTTAAGAGTAAGCATACGGAATGCACCTTTAATCAGTTGGGATTTGGTCATGTCCCGAACTTCTTTGTCATTCAGAGCATCATTAATCTCTTTACTGGTTGAAAGCATACCCAAAGAGTCTAGCACAAAAATGCAAGGTTTGCGTTCTGCTTCTGGTTTTTTCATATACATATCTACTGCCTTAAGCGCCGTTCCGCGAAACTCTTCAACAGTAACAACATTGACAACCACAAGACGAGAAGTATCAATTCCACGAGATTCTAGTAAAGATTTAGTAATAGCAGCTTCAGTATCAAAGTAGAGACAATAACCATCGGGATTGGTATCAAGAAAATTCTTAACAACGGCGAGGCTGAAGAAAGTTTTTCCAGTACTAGACTCTCCAGCAATAGCAGTAATCTTATTCCCAGATACCCCGCCAAATATGCTACCTGAAACCAGTGCATTAAAAATGTACGAACCTGTGTCAACATACTTTTCAGTCTCATCAATATCTGCAGCAAGTTGCGTATACTCGCCGCCAATTTCTTTTACAATATCTTTTAAAAAGTCCATAATTTATTTTTTCCTATTAAAATTAAAGGTCCACAGTTTAGAATAGAGATCCTTTTCATTAGTATTTTTAAGAATCTCTATAATTTTTTTAAATTCTTTTTCAGTTATAGGTATTTCCATTAAAAGAAAAATGATTCCAAACTCACAGTTTTTTCAACACTCCACCCAATTACATCAAGAATAATCTTGAGTGGTTCTAGAAATGCTTTCTCAAATTGTAGTTCATAATCTATGTATTTGTCAAGATCAAGTTCTTTTGGAAATTCTTGAATAAATGAAATGACATTCTCATGAATAGTATTTGGTTTTTTCAAGAAAATAAACTTAACTTTTTCTCCATTCTGAATTAATGAGTATTTGTTTGTAAGTTTATTCTTTTTAATATAATGATTGAAAAGAAGTGCTCCACGAACTTGTATTGGAGTTTTTGGAGCATAAATGTTTGACGAAGATGTATATTTTTGAACATCAGATGCAGAACGTGGAAAAGCAACTTGTTCTGGGGAAAGAGATTTAAACTTTTCTCTACATTGATCAATAAATTGAATCATATCATCTTCTGTTCCACTCATCATGATGCCAAAGGAATCTTTCAACATCTTACGACAAGGTGCAGGAGTAGAAGATTTGATTGCCTCAATACCTTTAATTTTGAGTTTTGGTTCTTTATAGCGAACACCTTCGCTATCCCACACACTGAGAATATATCGTTTCTTCGCGGTCCAAATACCACGTTCAGCAATACATTCACGCTTCATGAACATTTTTTGGTCGTAAGCATTCACATAGTCAGCCAGTTCTTGGTAAGAACTTTCAATATACTTTTCAAATTCCAGATTACAGACCTTATCAAGGAACGAAACAATGCTTTGAGTAGTTTTCTCTCTGCCTTTGAATACATTTTCAACCAAAGGACCCATATTGATATACAGAGAATCAGTATCAGAAGCAATGACATAATCTTCCTCTTCAGTTTTAAGAATCTTGTTAAGGTATGAATTAACTTTATTCATAATCCATTGAATGGATACTTGTCCAGACAATGTGATTGCTTCTGCATTTGCTAATTTATAATAACGGAAGTATTGGTTTCCAATAGCACCATAGGCAGAGTTAAGTTGAATCTTACGTGCCATCTGAATGTTATTGCAACGAGCAATCTCTTTGATTAGATCTTTGTTTTTGGTCTTTTCATATTCTTGCTCTGCTGCAAGCATTTTCTTTTTGAAAATTACACGTTCATTGTAAATCTTCTCCATTAATTCAGGAAGAAAACCGCGAACATCTTTGCGATACATAGCACCATTGGCACACACCGCATAATCCTTATACATTTCAAAAGTAAGATTGTGATTGAGAATCTTATCAACATTAACTGTTGGATGCCTTTCTTCTAAGAGAGTTTCTGGAGAAATGTTGTACTGCATAATCAGGTGAGGATATAGAGAATTCAAGTCAAAACTCACAACCCAATCGTACATTCCAGGAATCGGTTCTTTTACGTAAGCACCAGCATACTTCTCATCCTTACGTTCTTTATTTCGTGGTGGAATTACAATATCTCTTTTCTTAAGATAAGTGTAAATGATATTATCCCACATACGAACTTGATAAAACACGTCGGCATAGTTCACCTTCGCGTCATATGCCATCGTCAAAGCAAGTTCAATAAGTTTCATCTTGTCTTCCAAACGGTCAACAAGTTCTACGTCAATGATGTTATACTCAATAAACTTTTGCCAACCTTTAGTGTAGAAATCTTTAAAAGTATCGAACTCAGAGTGATCCAGTTTCTTTTGCCCAAGTTCAACTTCAGCAATATAGTCAAGGCGATAAGATTCTTGAACTTTATAAGTAAACTTCTTATAAAGATCAAGATAATCAAGTTGAGTCAAACCACCCACATCAAACGTCGTATGCTTACGCCCATTAATGAAAATCTCACCTTCAGTCACAAGTCCCCAGTTAGAGAAACGCTTCATTAGTTTCTCACCAAGAACACGATTTAATCGCTTACAGATATAAGGAACATCATACATTTGAATATTCCATCCAGTAATCACATCAGGTACATCAACCATCCAATAATTAATAAAATGATTCAGGAGTTCATACTCAGATGGACAATGATAATAAGTAACATCATTACGAGTATTATTAAATGGTTTAACTCCCCAGGTTGTAATTTTCTTGGTTGTATAATCCTGAATACTGATAGACAGGATTTCTTCTGAAGCAGATTCTACATCAGGGAATCCTTGTTCTGAGGCAACCTCAATATCCAACGTTACAAGTTTGATTTTACTAATGTCAAACTTAATTTCATCTTCTGGATACTTTTCTGAGATATACTGATAGATATATCGATCATTTCCATAGATCTCAAATCCATCCACATTTTCATACTTACTATAAAACTCACGACAATCTCTAACAGTTCCAGGTTTTACAGGTTCTACTGCTTCTCCACTTAATGTTCTATACTTGGAGTCTTTTTTAGTTTTTACATAAAGAGTTGGAAAGAACTCATCTCTTATTTCAAATCTTTTACCATTCTGTACTCCACGAACCAAAAATTGATTTCCAATCAATTGAACATTAGTGTAAAAATTCATTCTTTAGTCAAGTCCTTGTATTTTTCAAGAAGTTTTGGTGTCGGATCAGCAAGTGTTAAAATTTTATCCGAATTCATCATAAAAGTATTTTCTTTTGTATATACATGAAGAAATGGTTCTAATGTTTGATCACTTCTTACTACAAACGGATTAACAAGTTTGCAATCAGGTTCTCCAATATCAGCACCAACTTCTTCAATCTGACTGATCAGAATTTGGTTGTTGGTTAATAACAATATTTTGACTATTTCCATTGTTTAAAATATCCTCTTGATACATTTTAGAAAGTTGATCGATTGGTTCCACTATGGTAATTACCCAATCCAAGGATACTGGAATTTTTGTATCCTTTGAAAGAAGAATCCAAGGAACCAATCTAATCTTAACAGAATCAGATTTTTCATCTTCTTCTTTCAATTTCATTTTAATATGACAAGGTTTATTGAAGATATATCCAACTACTTTTTCTTCAATAACCATTTCTTGAATATCTGCGATTACATCCTCTCCAGATTTCAATAGTGCAAGTTTTACAGTCATTTTTGTCTCATACCTCCGATTATTCTAGCAATAAAAAAAGGAGGAGTCAAGTTTCTCCTCGTTTTTTTGCTTCTCTCAATTTTGCCTTTTCACTCATTTTTCTTTTCGTCTCTTCACTCATTTGTTTTTTTGCGTCACTCATTTTTCTTTTTGTCTCTTCACTTAATTTTTTACTCATATGAGATTTACTTATTTTATTTTTCGTATCCTCTGTTAATTTTCTTCCAGTCCACAGTTTTGATAATTTTTGTTTTACTTCTTCTTTACAGGGGCGTCCTTTTGAAGATTCTCCGATTTTTCTCTTTGTTTCTTCACTGTGTCTTCTCAATCTCATCATAGATTTAGTTTCTTCCGAGTGCTGTATAAATCCAGAGGGTTGACATCCACCA